GGTTTCCTTTTACGTTTCCAGTAGGGTCACTATAATAAAAAGTACCTACCATTCCTTTTAAACTTTCTAAAAAAGCAATAAAGGCTCTTCCCTGATCTACTTCCTGTAAAGGAGCCCAACTTAAAGAAAGCAGTAACTGGTTAGCTGGAAATTCATATATCTGTGTTATTAATGAAAAAGGGCTAACACTTTTTTCTTGTACTCTCTTAGTAGTAAACTTAACACTCTTGCAAGCAGGAATTCCACTTGGTATTGTATATGGGTAACTCATAATCTTCCTCTTTTCCTAGCATCTGAAACTATTGATATAACTTGTTTTGCAAATTGAGATGCAAATTGAGATGCTTGTTTTTTATCACTACTACCCCCACCCTCAAGTACCACACTACCTATGTTTAATGAGATACCGTTGTTTCCACCGCCTGCGAGAGCGTCTGTAATGGCTTGTTGTTGTTTACCTGTAAATATGGCTTCTCCCTGTTGAAGTATGGACACAACCTCTTTACTCGCTAACCCTTTTGATTGTGTTGCTCTAGGGGCAACCCCACCATTATGGAACTTGGGAGCTTCTCCAGCAATTCCTCCTGTATGTTTTGTAGGAAGTCCAAACCAACCACCTATCATATTAGTTAAAGGTTTAACAGCGTTCATTTTAACAATGTCTAAAGCTATTTGTTTGAACAAACTTTTAAAAGATAACTTACCTGTTTCTACTGCATCCATGAAAGCATCTTCTAATCCTTGTTTCCATTGTTTGGTTATCTTAGTCCATTCTTTTCCTAATCTACTTTGTTCATTATTTATATCTTTTGTTTTATCTCTAAGTTTTTCTAATTGGGCAACTGCTACTTTTATTTGCTCTTCACTGTAAAATTCTTTACCTAACCTATCTTTAACCCCTACCATCTCTTTTAGTAAGTCTATATTTTCTTGGTATTTTTGTTTTTGGGTTTTGGTCATGTTTATTATAGTTTGAACTTTTTTAGCTTTTTTATCTACTAACTCAAATTCTTTATCTAATGCTTGTTTGGCTAACCGTTGTTGTTTCTGCATTTCTATTGTTTTTATTTTAACAAGTTCATTATCTAATTTGGATTGTGCTATTTTTATTGCTTCATCAGATATAGCACGTTTTCCGTTTTCCATTAACTGTCTTGATAATTCTAAACTTAATATTTCTTGTTTTATTGCTTGTTCTCTAGTTTGGGTGGCTTGTACTTGTCGTTTAGCTTCTTCTATTGCATTAGCATTAAGTTTATCAGCTTCTTTTCTTCCACTAATTTTATAAAGTATCTGTTCTTTTTCTTTTTCTAGTTTAAGAATCATTAATTTAGTTTTAGCTTCATCTACTGTAAACCCTTTAAGCTTTCCTGCCATTTTAAGATGCTTTTGTTGTAGTAGTATTTTAGCATTAATTTTATCTAAAGCAGTTGCCTCTACTGCTTGCATCTTAACTGCAAGTTTAAATGCTTTTTCTTTTATTTCAAGTTGTTTAGCTAATTCTATTTTCTTTTGAAAATCTGTTTCACCCTCTTTTTTTACTTTTTCTGCTTTGCTTTGTTGTATCTTAAAAGGAGTACTCATTTGCTTTAAAATGGCTGTTTTACTTTTTTGGTACATTTTAAGTTGTTTGTTCAGCTCTATCATTCTGTAAGAAGCACTTTTTTTTATTCCATCATTTTTATCTGATTTTATTATAGTTTGGTATCTTTGTATTGTTTTTGTTATTTGTTGAATAGAAATATTGTATTCTTTTAACTTATTGGCATTAAAGGCTTTTGTAGATTCCTTTCCCCATTGTATAAAATCTTTTCTTACTACATCAAAATTATTACCCACAGAAGTGATTCCTGAAGATAAAGAATCCATAGAAGACTTACCAAAATCTGCCATAAACTTTACAAAGGTATTTCCACCAAAATCCATAACAGCTTTCTTTAGTTTTAACCAAGCGTTAGCCATCAAGTTTATTTTACCTTGTAAAGTATCTATGTTCTTCATGGCTTGAGGTCCGAATATCTTTTTCATACTCTCAGCCATAGCAGGAATTAAATCCTCTGGCAAAACTTTACCTGTACTAATAAATTTATCTAGAGCGGCAACTGTTACTCCTACCGAGTCGGCTGCGATCTTATAAGCTCCTGGAAGCACTTCTGCTAACTGTCTTCTTAATTCTTCTGTTTGAACTTTCCCTTTTGATATCATCTGAATTAAAGCTCTAAAAACTTGTTCTGATTGAGAAGCACTTAATCCCATCGCCGCAATTCCTTGTGAGAATCCATCAAATATATTCTTAGCTTCTTTTCCTGCTAAAGCTGTTCCTCTAGTAGCAATCATAAACTTGGAATATTCTTCTACTGTACTTCTTAATGATAAAGCATACTTATCTGACATCTTGGCTACATCAGCATAATGTTTTTTAGCCCCTATTAAATCCCCTGATAACACTCTAAACCTTTTAACAGTCCTATCAAGTAAAAGACCAGTATCAATAAGGCTTTTACCAAGTAAGCCCAATCCCATAGCTAAAATAGCCCCCCTAATGGAGAATATAGCACTTTTTAACCATTTGAAAGAAGCTATTAGTTTTGTGTTAGCTGATAGCATTGCAGTTTTAAATGTATTGTACTTCGCTCCTGCCTGTGATGCTACTTGCATAGTTTGGTCAGAAACTTGTTTTATTGCCCTTTTAGTTTTATTAGCAGAATTTGCTATTGCATTACTGGAAGTTTTAGCACTACTTGCCAATCCATCAAAAGAACTTTTAACAGTATCCGAGAATTGTGTTATTGTGCTTTTAAATGCTTGGGCTGTTACATGTGCTTGTTTGTTTGTTTTCTTTAAAGAGGCATCTAATGATTTTCCTGCATTATTTACAGAGGTTCTTAGTGCATTGGTGGAAGCAGTTATTTGCTTCTCTACTTGTTTAGCTTTATCTTTAGCTACATCAAAGGCTTTGACCCACCCCGAAGTATCAAGAACTAATTCTCCTCTTAGTACGCCTAATTCAGCAGTCATGTTATTTCTCCTTTTTACTGTTTACTAATCCCATAAAAAGAGCTTTTAAATCACATGATACTTGATTTCTTTTTTCTTCACTTATTGGTAATACTCTTTTTACTGTGTCTTCAAAACGCTTTTCGTAATCTATTACACAATCAGAAAGTTTAATATTCTTTGCTCCTGTAAATGATAATACAACAGACTGGAGAGAACCAATAGCCCTCTCCAGTCTTTCACATTCATCTATGGGGTCAAATAAATCTATTGACTTCCACATTTCTATTTCTTCTTTATTTACTTGTTGTAACAATTCGCTTACTGGGCGTTTAAACACCCTCGCCAGTTTAAAGACAAACTTGACATCTGGCGAGGCTATTATTTTTTTGCGTTTTCTACTGTTTTGTCATTTCCATCTTCTGTTCCTATAATCAAAGTATGAATAGCATTAATCTGTTCAAAAGTAAATGTACTCTCAACTTCTTCTTTGCTAAACAGAATAACACCCTCTGGGGTGGCAAGACAGACACTAACTGCATAAGTCATTACTGGAACGAACTTACTCATCTCTTGTGTCTTGTCTTCCTCAGGAGTGGCATCTGCAAACATATCCATATACTGTACATAATCTTTGCCATTCATAGTTTTAATATATAATGGATAATCCACTTCTTTGATTACATGTTTTGTTATTTTGTTGCTATTAATAGCTTTTAATAAATCATTTCGATAATTATTCATAATAGGTTTCCTTTTCTATTGTTATGAGGATACTGTTACTTCACCAGTAATCTTAATTGTAACATCACTACTTACTTTATCTTCTAAAGGTACTGCAATTCCTGATGTTGTTACAATTCCCTCAAAAGTAAAAACAGTAGAATCTGTTAATGTTAATTTTAACTCTGATGGAACTATCTTATCCCACTCTGTCTTAATAGCATCGTAAGCAGTTTTTACAAAATTCATTGTAAAACTGATTTCTCCACCATCTTTTAAACCGACAATAAACTCTCTAAATCTGTTAGCAGAGTCAAAGTTAGTAACTTCAACTGTATCCTTTGTAATGGAAGGTCCATTCAAATCTGTAATTTCTGCAATTGGTACATACGATGAACCCACTAATACTGATAATACACTACCAATTCCAATAAACGCTGATGATGCCATCTTAATTCTCCTTTGTTAATAAGATCGTTTCACACTAAAATTTAAACTAAATTCATATCTTCCTAATTCGTCTTGTCCTATTGTAATTATGTTTCCTTGTGATAAGAAACACATATAAACAGTTGTTCCTACTGTTTGGTTTATCAAGGCATCAAAGTATTCATATAACTCTTGTGCCTGTGCAAATCCCTCTACATAGCTGTTATTTCTAACATACATATTAATAGTAGGGTTTTCTATATTAGCCCCACCTAATGACCTGTCTGGAAATAAACCATACCCATCATTAAGTACAACCATGCCATCAGGAGCAGAAGGTCTATTTCCTATAAACAAATCTACTCCAAATACTAAACTTAATCCCGAACCCGAATTAACTATAATATCTTTTACATCTTCTGATACTGAATAAACTGTCATACTTTCGCCACCTTAATTATATTTTCTCTAAGTTTGCCTTTACTAGCAAAAAAAGGTCTGCTCAAAAACTTCCAGTTACCTACTTCGGAATACCTTATTGGTTTTCCTTTCTTATTCATCCACCCCTTAGTTCCTGTTACAGGATTCTCATGAGTAGCAAAAGCATAATTAGCAGAATACCCTACTTGCATAACAAGTTGAGTATTACTTCTTTTAACACTACTTTTCGCTTGTGATAGCACATTCTCATGCTGTATATTCATATCATTTCTTTCAGTACCTTTAAACTGTGCTGAAGAGCCATGTACTTTTTTATGCTGTACTCTTCTAGTTACTAAGTAAGCACTAGCTCTTAAGTTTCCAGTTACTATGGGGCATTGTCTAGCACTTTCTTTCATAATAATTAGCCCAGTAGTCAATAAACCTTTTTCTGCTTGCACTATCATAATTTTAGCAGTTTTTTTAAGCTTGGTCAACATCTCTGTTAATCCTTTAAACTTAAACCCACTTATTCTCTTCCTCTTCGCCATGATAAAAACGCTACCTTATAGTTGCTTTGGTTTTTTATATCTGGTGTTTGTTGATATACCAAAATCATTCTAGCTTCCTGTATTAAATCAGGATCTGCTTTTTGTGTTTCTGTTAAATCTTCTAATTTACCTAGATACAACATTCCAAAAGGTTCCACCACCCTATCAACTCTTACCATAGAGGTTGGCACTTCTGATGTAGCCCCCTCTAACAACTTAAACTCTTTTCTATTAATCCACCTAACTTTTATTTCAATAGGAACATCATACAAGTATTTGGAGTACCCATCGTTAACAGGAGCACCCCAATACACGGCAGTTTGTCTTAATGCCCTAATCATTAAGCTTTCTTTCATTTATGAAACTCTAATCTACTACCCATAGTATCCATTAATCCATGAAAATCAAATTGTTTTAACAATACAGTAGCATTAGTATTGTCTTGTGCATCTGTGCTATCTCTCCATAGTCTTACATCTAAAAAGGCTGATGAATGTTTAGCAACTCCTTTTAATATATGAGCAAAAGCATCTATTTGTAACATACTTCCTGATGAATATGGCATCATTTTTGTTACTAATAAAGGTATATCTGTCCAACTTGTAGGAACAGTTTCTCCATTATTATAAAATCTGTACTTCATTCCCCATACAACTCCTGTTCCTGCTGTTTGTATCCAATGGATGTGTGGTCTTAATTCTGCCATAACATTCAACCCATGAGGAAGTTGAAAAGTCATAACTACATAATCTTGTGCATCACAACCATTTTGAAAGTTTACACCCCCATCTGAATAGTTATAATCAATTTTACCCTGTGGCCTATACAATTTTTGATTTAGAGCAGGACGTTGTATATCTTCCCATACCCTCTTTTTGTAGTAAGCATCTTGTAATATTGCTTTAGTAGTTGTCATTTGGACAACCTCTCAGTAACATTACCACTAGTATAATTTCCAGTAATAATGCCGATTC